ATATCAATTTACATTGATAGTAAAGACTATTGCTGAAATTTGTCCGTCACGAGAATCTACGGTAGTAAATCCTGGTCGGCAGCTGAGGTCTAAACCTCTAGGTGCGACGTAGCCACGGGCAATGGCAATTGCTTTTACTGCTTGGTTTACTGCGGAAGCTCCGACAGCCCTCAGTTTTACCTGTGGACGCTCATATAGAGCGTGGGCTATAGCAGAACCTACCGATTGAGCATTAGAACCCGCGCTTACACGCAGGAACTGTTCTTCGGTTGAGTCTTTTTCAATCACGTTTTGTAGTCCTTAGGTTTCGATTTAGAGTTGCCCTCTAAGGAAAACGGTACGTGATTTAAGAGGCTCCGTCAGCGTATCCAGCCTCTTTTAATAGGTTTACGAAATCCTCTAGCCGTATGATTACCGGCCATTCGCCAATAGTTGCCTCGCCTTGACCGTTAAGTCGTAGTACAGCTACAGGCAAATCTTTGCCATTATGACGTTCTTTTAACTGTTTTATAGCTGCAGATGGATTAAATCCTGTGCGAGCCTTAACTTCCCAATCAATGCCAATAGTTCCAGTAACGTCCGTACCAGAACGACCAGCTCCGGTTGACTCGGCATATGGCCAACCATTAGCCACTAAATAATTAGCTACGATCTTTTGCGATTTGTATCCTCTATGTTTTCTACTCTGGGAAGGCATTACGCATCCTAGTGGTAACCAATACCTCTAGGTCTTCTAGAGTGCCGTTGTTTACAAAAATTTGATTTACTTTGTAACCATCTAGTTCAGACTCTGAAACGTGCTCGTTTACTGGACCAAACCCAACACGCTTTACACGCCACAGTTGACCGCCCATAAGTTTAATCATCATAGCTTCGTTCTCAAACCTAACGTCCGTAACTACAACACGAACATCTTTGTCTACCTTGCTTAGTGCAGTAGTAATCCAGATGTTTTCGTCTAATAGTTCTCTAGCAGAAATTCCCAAGTCCTGTAATAAACGACGGACTTGAGGCTCTTGCTTTGCTTTATCCCAACCAACTAAGTTTACGAGATCTTGTAAATAACCGGTAGGGCTGCACGCAACCATAGGATTAATTCCGTAAAGAAAATCTCTAATTTTATCTGCAAACGCAATTCGCGTGTAACCGTACTTCTCCACCAAGATAGAAGCAACAGTATCTTTGCCAGACTGAGCGTAACCAGTAAGGCCAATAAGGTTGTAGTTAGGAGTAACACCTAACTCTTCGTCAGTAAATAGAGAAAGTTGCTCATAGGTCATGGCGTCATCCAACTGCTTCTGCCGACAGCTTTGTTAATGTTTACTCGTCTAGTAATCTCACGGTTAATAAGAGAGATGTCTTTAGACAAACGATCAGAGATAATGTGGATTAAACCGTGGTAGTTAGAAAGCTCTTGAAGAGCAGATAGTTTCTCTTGATAGTCTGGATCAACCTCCACCTCAGCATCAATCATAGAAACGGCTGTACCGGAACTCTTTAGAGCTAGCTTCTTCTTAGCTTTAATTAAAGCAAGGTTCTTGTCTGCTTCTGCTTTGTCTACCTCAGCACACCAAAGCTGCAAACTTATAAACTCTAGGTAAGCAACATACTTAGCGTACAAGTCCATAACCTCTTCTTCCATCATCCCAGTAATATCTGCTGGAAGAGACGGTGCGTTATAGATGTACGCCTCGTTTACTACTAACCCTTGCTCTTTAAGAGCACTTATTGTCTTGCTGCTAGCTACAGCAGCTCTTAACTCAATTGGACTCATTATTGACCGCCCCACCCTCCGCCTTTAAGTTGTATACCAAATGTTGAATACTGACGAAATGCTTCTCCACCACACTTACATACTATTGCTGGAGAAGGACCATCTTGAATAGGAAAAAAACTTTCAGTTATTTCCTGGCACTTAGTGCACTTGTAATCGTAATCAGGCATCTTCTCCCCTATATGGCTCGCATCTCTTGCAACCCTTTACTGAGTCAATATTACAGGCAGGTGGGCGGTTGTTGTCAACTGCCCAAGCAATGTCCAAGGCTTGATCAAATAGATCTTTTGTAAACTCTGGGTTGTACTTGACTACAAACTCTTTGTAGTCCTGATTTGCTTTAAGCTCATAGATAAATACAATCTCATCCGGAGCAGAAGGAAGATCACCACTCTCAACCATAAGATGAGTTAGGTGCAGGTAAACTTGACCTTGAAGTTGATGAGTGCGGAAAGGCGCACGAATGTTGCGCCAAGCTTTCTCTAAGTCACCATCAGACTGAGCAAGCAAAGCCGGAGCCTCAAAACGTAAAGTTCCAGCGCCAATAGACTTAATCTCAATAAGACAGTCTTCCCCTAAACCCTTTACCCAACCATCAGAGTGTCCGCCAATCTTATGCTTATGGCTCCACAAAGGGACTTCGTCATAAGTAAAAACCCCACACGATGGATCTTCAAAATTTAAATCAGAAGCTAGTTCCCAGTCAGATGGACCGCACTCACTGCAATCCCACTTACCGTAAAGAACACCCATCTCTGTAAGCCACTTCTGCCACTTAGCGTGGATAGTGTGGCCCTCATCAAAAATAGATTGCAAACGAAGAGTAGGTTTTTCCCTAACCTCTTTGTAGTTTCCAAGAATAGCGTGATACTGAGCAAGGTGGCACCACTCAGGCTTAATCATGTCGGATGGGTGAATAATATCCATACGACGATTATCAAAAGGCTTAGATAATAAATGGCGCTCAATTGGCCCCATCAAACGAGTGTCTCGTTTAGCTGCGTCTAAGTATGCCTTTAAAGAAACCGTCTTAGGTTTGCCCGTATTTGCCATCCTGGTCTATCCAATCATCTAGTGTTAAGCCTTGTTTTTCATACTTACGTTTTGCTGCATTTCTTTCTCTGTGGGACATTCCCCCAAAGATGCCGTGCAACTCATCATTTATGATAGCTTCTCTAAGGCATTCTTTGCGAACTGGACAAGCTGGTCGCCCGTCTTTTCCCCAACAAATTGCTTTAGCTTGAGTAGCTATTGGTTTATATAAAGCCTTATCTCTTGGAGGAAAAAAGATTTCTGTATCTTCTCCTCGGCACTTAGCCGAGTATCTCCAAGCCCAAGTAGGCTCGTCGTCGTGTTCCATTTAGTCACCCCTAAGTGCGTTACGAAGTTCAAAGAAATCCTCCTCTCCTAAAACTACGTAGTTCTCGCCATCAAGGTGAAGACCTAACACCGGTATACGACTATCAAGGATAGCTTCGGTAGTAATCTTCTTAAGAACTTCTGATTTAATGGTTACTGATTTTTTACCAGTCCATTTGTGCTCAATCAAAAGATCATCACTCCGTACATCCCCTTTACGTGACCAGAAAGCTCCTGACGCTGCAGAACGCTGTCCGTCCACCAACTTCTCTAAACGCTTTTCATGCTTTAGAGATTCTTTTTGACCCTTACTCTTCATCAATTGCCAATATTGGTTGAGCTTTAATAGTGCTCATTACCGCTTTACTTAACTCTTCCCGTAAATCAATCTCTTCTCTAAGAGAATCAATAAGGGCCTGAGCTCCCTGCCATTTACGATCACCGTAGTACATCCAACCACCACGACGTTCTACAATTCCATTAAGAATAGACAGGGCCACAATCTCTTTGCCGGTGTCATAACCACCCGCATCAATTGGACCACCCTCTGCAAAGTAAAAGTCTAGGTACGCAGTCTGCTGAGGTGGGAAGGTCTTGTTCTTAATTGTCCTAACACGAATAGTTTGACCTACTCGACGCTTACTCTCACCGGTGCCAACCTCTACCCAGTCGTCACGCTTTACTTCACACCGCACGCTGTATGCATAGTCCTTACCTAGTCCACCAGGAGTGGTTCTAGGATCTCCGTGCATAACACCAATCTTCATACGGTACTGATTAATCATAATCCCTAATACTGGTCGTTCTGATTCGATGAGGTCTCGTTTGGTAGCTGACGCCACTTTTCTAAAGAACTTATTGGTAATAAGTGCGCCACGACCCACAGTAAATTCTTCCATGTGTTTTTGATCTTCTGC